GCGCGGCCATGTGCATGCGCTGCACTGCGCCGGTCTGCGGGTCGAACTCGAAAACGGGGGAGATATAGCGGTACTCGCGCTCAGCAATCGCGCGCGCGGCGGCCGGCGTCCATTCCACGTCGGTGGCGAACAGGCCGGCGCCATCGCGCCACTCAAGGGTCTTGAACCAGCCCGCCGCCGGCGCGGGCTGGCCGTTCTGCTGGCTGTTTAGTGTTTGATGCTCATAGTCGATCACCATTGGGTTGGTCTGCCGCGAGGCGGATGCAATCAACGCTTGGGCTTGTTGTGAACCGCACACCCACGCCTTGCACGCCGCAATGGACGCGGGGCGACCGTCGCGGGCCGAAAACTCGCCAGCCGGCAGCAGCTGGATCGACTTGCCGGTGCGATCGGTGATTTCGACGGTGAGCGCGGCGAGCGCGGTGCGTTTCGTAGCCATGCCGCCATTCTTCCGAGAGGCGGCAAAGGCGGTCAGTGGATGGATGTCAGGACGACCGACGAGCTGGCGGGGAGGTTTAAGGCGACTGCTTGAATGTGCCTAGATGAGGGGGCACAGGGAGGGGGGAACGGCGACTTTGAGAACCCAGGCAGGGTGACGTGGCTTCCCCTGCAGATTGGAATCGATTTTAACGTTGGGTTTAACCCTCGCCACTGGCTTTTCTGTACTAGGCTGGTATCTGCCTAGCCAGCGGCGCCCGTCATCGGCTTATGCGCGGTTTTAACCTTTCGCGCCTTCCCACCGTCGGGCGGCCCGACTTTGGCCAGGTTACCAGGCACTTACAACTACCCAACCGAGGGGGGAGCAATGAAGATTCAGGAGCAAGATCGTTACCATGGTGCGGCGCTGACCCAGATCACCGAACATGAGTCATTCAAGGCGCTGAACCGGGGGTCGGACAGATATGGGCACTACCTCATCAACACGGATCGGCATGTCTTTGTGAAGTATCGGAAGACGGGCGACACGTCCTGGAACCACACAGTTTCGATGGACGAGTTAAAGGCTTTGGCAACCGCCTGCAAGAAGCATGATCTGGTGTGGTTGTGCCTAGTGTGTGGTGACGTAACCATCTGCGCGCTCAACAGGGCGGAAATTATGGCCGTGGTCGATCTCAATGCAACCAACCAGCAGTGGATCAAGGTTGAGGCCCCGAAGGGCGCTGGCTGCCGCGTTTCCGGGTCTATCGGGGCAGTGAGGAACGTCATTCCACACAAGGCGTTTCCAGAGAAGCTGTTTGCGTAGTCGGCAGCCAGCGCAGAAGCTGTACCCCCGAGCGCGCGCCTTGGAAAACGCGCGCATCGTATTACTAAGGCCAGTCCTCGCAAACTCGACCCGGAGCAAACCATGCCCGCTGCTTTCTGTAAATTTCCCATCCCCGGGGGCGGAGAGGTGTATGTAAATGCATCGCAGGTTCAGTACCTGAGATCGTATGACGACGATGAGACAACATACATCTACTTCGAGCCTGAACAGCCGGTCATCGTCATCGGTCCAGCTGCGCAGATCGCGGCGCAACTGCAGGCGATTCGCTGACCACCTCTGCCTCCGCCAAGCGATCAACCCACAATCCGGCGCAGATAGTTCGCCACCGCTTCCTCGATCTGCACACCGTCCCCATCGGTGATCGTCAGGTAAGGCCGCGCCGGAATCTTCGAGCCGGGATGGTTCACCTTCTTGGCAAAGATACCGTTGAAATGTAGCGCCTTCGCGTTCTTCGCCACAATAGCGTGCGGCTTGGTCTGGCCACCGTTGTTCTGGATTGCCGCATAGACCAGGTTGGAGCCCACCTGCGCGGTGTCGCCGCTCCATGCCTGGGTGATGCTCGCCGCCAGGCGGCCGGAGCGCTGCAGGATCTTGACATTGGCCGCCGCCCGCTGCCCGACCGCCAGGCTCCAGGCGCCGGATTTCAGAATGCCACGGCCTGGCTTGATCTGGGAGCCCACTCGGCCGGCGAGCGTCGACGGCTTGAGCCCGAGCCACTTGGGGCGTCCCTCCAGCTTGAAGTTCTCCTCCACCGCGTCGCCCAGCAAGCCGGCTACGGTTCGCATCACGGGCGTGGCATTGGTGCCGAGGCGCACCAGGCGCTTGAGCGTCTGCGCAAACTGGCTGTCGTCGATGACGATCTCGAACATGGTCTATACTCCAATCCATACTGATTGCAGCCGTACAGGCCCCCGCCGGGCGCGTCCAAAGGAGCTGCACAGTGACCCATCGTGCGGCGGCGCGGTGGGTCGTTTCATTTGCGGTACAGCAAGAAGCCATCCCGCTGGCGCTCGATGTAACGGCGCCGGGCCGACTCGCCCCGATCGGCATTCGACATCATGGCGGTCGACGCACTCCAGCCGTCTTGGCCCAGCTCGAACACGCTCAGTCCGTACTGCGGGCCGTCCTGCCCGTCGACCTCCCAGGACTTGATATAGCGGCGCTTGAGCAGCCACTTGCCGGGCTCATCGCGCCGCTCTTCCCAGCGCAGCCAGATCTCGTCGGGTGTCTTGACGGCCTGGGCCAGCAGCGGCATGTATGGGCCGCGCCCATCCTTGTCGGCTTTCCAGGTGCCGTCGCCGGCTTTGAACAGATCGTCGGACACGACCAACGGGCCGCGCGCCGCATCCTCAAACACCTTGGACTCGCCCAGCTTCAGCCCGAACTCCTGCAGGAACGCCTGCGCATAGGCTTGCGGCGTCTGGCCTGCCGGTAGCAGGTTCGCTGCCGGCACGCGGGTGGGCACCGGCAGCTCGGGCAGCTCGCCGCCATGCGGGAAGGTTCGGGGCACGTTGTCCAGCGGAGGCGGCGTGAACGGGCGCTGCCACTCCCGGCCGGGGTTAAAACCGAACCCCGGATCGGGCAGCAGCTTCCGACCTGTCGTCGGGTCTTTGTACGCGATCGCCGGCCGCTTTGTGCCGGAGCGATCGACTACCTCGACCTGGACTAGACGGCCGTCGCTGTCGTACACCGGGCCGTGTTTGTCTTCGAGCCATGCGCGCGTGCGTGTGCGCACGCGGCAGCGGCAGTGGTAGCCGTTGGGAGGGTAGAAGGTCGACCAGAACGGATCGTCGTAGCGGTAGACCGAGCCGGACAGGGCTGCGTGGGCTGGGCGTGTGCGGTTATCCAGGACGGCGACATATTCCCAGTACGGCCGCTCGTCGACCTGCTCCATCTGCGTCTTGAAGCGGCCGGCCATGTACGCCGACTGCATGTTCGTGCTGAAGATGGTATTCAGGCGGCGCGGCGTTAGGCGGCGTCCCTCGATCTCCCCCGTGCCCTGGTCGACAACGTCGCCGCGCCCCATCCAGCCCTTTTTCTGGAGGACCGGGGTCAGCTCGTTCTTGAACTGCTCCAGGGTCTTGCCGTTCTTTAACGCATCCGTGAGCGCCACGCGGATGTCCTGCAGCACGTCGACCTTCATGATGCCGGCCACGGTGAAGGCACGCGCATGGGCTTCAGCCCACACGTCCTGCCACCGCCAGCCGATCTGGTAGCCCTTTGACTCGAAGAACTTGATGGCCTCCTCTGGGGGCAGGCCGATCACGTACTGCAGGTCAATTGCCGCCATTGAGCCGCCCCCAGATGTCCGCGACAAACATGGCGCGCGCGAGCAGCTCGGCGATTTGCGTTTCCGTCATGCCTGGCTGTGCTGCCAGCAGCGCCTCGATGGCGTCATCTGGCGTCTGGCCGTTGTGGATGGCTTCGATGACCGGCGCCAGCAGCGTGGCCATGCCGGCGTTCAGCTCGGCACCAGGCAGGTTGTCCACCGCCTGGTCAAGCGCGTGCTGGTCCGGGTAGATCACCTCGCCGCGCGCATTGGTCAGCACCGCTCGGTAGGTCAGCCGGGCCGGCTTGTCCGGCCGCGTGCTGGTCGGATCGGCCAGCGGTCGGAACTCGGGCGGCAGCGCCATCAGCGGCTGCGGAATGGTGAGCAGCTTGTCGCCATCCTTCGCGGCCGGGATGGACAGCTTCTCGCGTGCCCAGTCGATCGGAATCGGCATGCCCATGCCCACCAGCTTGGGGAGCGACTCCGCGTAGAGCTTCATGTCTTCGGGCTCGCGCGTCTCAAAGACGATCTTCGGCAAGCGGCGCGGATCGACGTCGCTCATATTCAACGCCATCAGCGGGTAGATGAGCCCGCGCATGAGCGTGCGTTCGAGCTGGCGCGCGTCGGACACCATCAGGTCGTGCCGCACCTCATTGTGGACGTTGCCCAGCGCATGCGTCGAACTCTTGCCGTCCGCCTGGCTGGTCAGGGTGCCCCCAAGGATCGCCTTCGACTGACTGCGCTCCATATAGTTGATCAGCGACAGGTGCGCCGCGTCCGTCCCCTTGGCCGCATCCTGGAACTCGATCTTCATTTCCTCCGGGATGATGCCGGCCGCGTTGTGGCCGATACCCGCAACGGCTTGCAGCAGGACGCGCTTCTGGTCATCGGTGGTGCCGCTGGGATACTTGCCGAGCCGCAACGGCAGGCCGTAGATGTGCAGGAATTCGGCGAGATCCTTGACCCCCATGTTCTTGAACAGGTACGGCCAGGAAAGCACGCGATGCAGGCCCGCGCGGGCGATGTAGCCCGACTTGGCCTTGTGCTGGTGCAGAAGCCAGCCGAACGGCCACAGCGGCGTGCCGTCGACATCGACGCCGCGCAGGCGAATCTCGTTACGGTCAGTCCATGGGTTCATGAACCACCGCTGCGGCCGGTGCGTGAGCGACTTGGGATACCACATGGCGCCCAGGCGCGCCCATTCGATTTCCTGTGCCGAAAAGCCGTGGCCGATTGCGTCTAGGCAGTCGAGCAGCACATCCTCGAAGTTGGGTAGGTCGCGCACCCACTCCCGCACCTGGTCGGCGGTCTTCTTCTCGGCCGCGCTCGCGCCACGCGGCGAGACCACATCCCAGTCCAGGGTGAGCAGCACGCGCTTGCGCTTGCTCATCTCCGCGAAGATGTGCGGGTCTTTCTCTTCCATGTCGGTGAAGAGGTCCGACTGCATGATCAGGTGGCCACGTTCGGCATCCTCCAGGATGCGGGCGAGCCGATGCGGCGTCAGTCCGCGCGCCGGGTGTTCTTCGTAGCTGTATTGCAGCCACGCCAACTGCGCGGTCTGTTGTTCCGAGAGCGCACGGCGCTCGATTGGGTTGCCGTTGGCATCGACGATCTGTGTCATGTTCTTTCCTTGCTTACCAAGCGCCGTGGCCGAAGCCTTGGCCGCCACCCCTGGCATCCCGTTGCGAGCCGTCTAACACCGGGGTGTATTCGAATGTCATACCGCCGCGCGAGACCGCGATCGCCCACAGCAGGTGCAGCCCGCACAGGCCGTCGTAGTGGTGACCGGACTGCGGGTCCGGCCAGTTGTCCAGCTCGTCGATCAGTTGCCGCAAGCTCGCCAGCAGCAGGATGCGCGGCGCCAGGCGGTCGGTGATGAACGGCTCCAGGGAGTCGATGCGCACTTCCTGCGGCACCGTCGCCGTCACGCCGACCAGCGGCAGCGCCACGCCGGCATCCAGCCCGGCCTGGATGAAGGTCTGCCGGGAGTGCTCGTAGGCGTTGTTGTTCTCAAAGGCGATGCTCAGGCAGCGGAATTCCCGCTGGGTGGCGATCAGATCAGCCTCCAGCTTCGACGGCACGCGGCGCTTGATCTCCGCATGCATGACGTGCAGCTTCTTGGCGACCAGATCCCAGCCGCCGACCACGATGGCCGAGGGGTCGGACTTCTCATTGGCGCCCATCGACGGGTCGCAGCCACCGAAGATGCGCCAGTACTGGGAGCGCTGCGCCCAGTACGTGATGTGTCCGAACACCTTGTCTTCGTCGGTGCGCGGATCGCCCTGCATTTCGGTACCGAAGGC